AAGATAAGATTGCCAAGTAATCGGATGTACTTCCACAACTTTGATTTCATCACTCATCAACTCCCCCATAATTGTACCAAAAACATAAGCCATCTTCAAACCAGTTGCAACCGATCTTACAGAAACTGCTGCTTCTATTACAATAAAATCATAATTAAGTTTTCTTTTTAAACTTTTAATTTTACGCTTTGCATCAAAAAGTCTTTCATACACATCAGCACCATCAAAGGTGATCTCTCCCCACTTGACGGCTTTTTGCCCATGCATCAAACAAAATGCAAAGCTATTTGTACTAGCATCTATAGCCAAAACTCTATTTGCTTTTGGCTTGGCAAGTTTAGCCAGAGACATTTTGTATCATATCCCAAAGCTTTTGTCTTTCTTTTGTTTTTTCTTTGCCTTTACAGGCATCACAAATGTTATCAGTGCTGTATCTACTTAATACAACATTGCAACCTTTATTCTTGCATTTAAAAGCAACACCCGCAAGCCTAGCTTTTCTTTCATAGTAGGCTTCTTTAAGCTTCTTATTAGTTGCTATACGGCAGCACTCATCTGAACAATACTTTTGATTGTGTGTTTTTGGTTCAAATTTATTATCGCACTCTTCATAAGCACATATCATTTTGGTACAACTAGGGGAGGTAGATCTACTACACCCTCGTCCATCTCCTTCCAGCATACCTTTTTAACTGGGCAATACTTGCATGCTGATTGTGACTTTGTAAATGCTCTTTCTGGAAGAGTACCGTCTGTATATGCTTTGTATGTTCTACGCATCCAATCAAACAAATCATTAGCAATTTGTTTGTTTCTTTCACTAATATTAACTGGGATAATTAAAAATGTTTGATCATTTTTGTTTTCATAAAAAAGAAAACCCTGCTCTACTTTTCTAACCTTCATGTAAATTAACACCTGCAACAAATGGTTTGGAGAAGGCTTCATCTCAGCTTTACGTGCATCCCATACTTCTTGCTTAGCAGTCTTAATTTCTCCTACTACTTCTTTTCCATTCCATTCGATAAGAGCATCTGCAAATCCTCGAATTGGTGGATCATCACTTGTAATTTCAATTTCTGTTGCTCTGAGCGTACCCGTTTTACCCATTGCTTTTTGAATACGGTCATGAGCCATCGTGCCGTTATCCATGTTAGCCCTAGCCATAGCATCAAACTGTTCTTCAAACTCAGCACCAGTGAAAGCAATGAACCAATATCTAGGGCAATTACCATGCCCATAACCAACAGTACTAGGACTAAATGTTTTCTTTTGGGTAAAAACAAAACCCTTGCTTTCTCCATAAGCTTCCTCCATCATTTTAGCAAATTTGTTTGGATCAAATCCACCATCTATAGGCTTTTGAAACTTTAGGTTACCAATAATTTCTCTACCCATTATGCACCATACTTTGCTGTATATTTAAGTGCATCAACAAGTCTATTGATTGCTTCTTCTGCCGTGTAATATACGTTCTTCTTCTTTGCATTATCCCCACCCTTTTCAAAGGTTGTGTAAAACCTAGAAAGCATGGCAAACTTTGCAGCCAGTGCCTGCATCTTAATAATAAGATCGGGTGCTTTAGAAGATGGAACCTCAGGCTTAGCAATAAGCTTGATAATTAAATCCAAAGCGTAGTCAAGATCTTTATCATTCATAAATTCTTTTAGATCGTTGAACTCTGTTAGCTCACTAATCAAATCAATTGTTGGTTTATCAGTCAAGTTCATTCACCCTAACGCAAAACATACATGGATCTCCGCCATCTTCCCATTCTTGTTGTTCTTCATCAGTCATTGGACCACCATCATGTGTGCTACAAAACACATCACTAATCCAGCCGTTGTCATAGCCGTACTTCATCCATGTCTCAAAGTCCATTGTGTTCCTCCCAACACTCTACCATTTGTTCAAACAATGCCCACTCAATTACTGCAAGACGAGTTTTTGTTCCTTCTTCTCCTAAGATTAGTTTAAGAACTGGATATTTATCCCTGCTGACTTTAAAAGTATCTGTGCAAATCTTCGCCCATATTTCCTTATTAATGGAAATTGACTTTGAGTACTCTTTATAATCAACCACAAAATCGTGCCACTGAGCATCACCTTTTTGATAATTGCCACGTCCAGAATTCTTTTGAGCTTTTGCTCCATCACGTTTTACTTCACCACGCTCTGACATTAAATAACCACACTGGACTCATGCCCTTGTGAACATATCCAAAGTAGACGACCAGAATCTCTATTGATGTAACCAGTGTAAACTGTTTCATTGCAATCATTTGTTTGGCAATTAAACGACCCACTTGCTGGCTCCATGTTAGTTGGATTAGGTTTATTATCTTTGTTTAAAAATTCCTCAAGACTTGTCATAAATTTCTCCCGCAATCTTTTCTGCTACATCTGGGTTATTTTTAAGGTATTCTACTGCCTTAGCACGTCCCTGAAAACGTTCTTCATTAACTGTATACCAAGCACCGCCTTTTTGAACAATGCCCATCATTTCAGCTGTATCAAGGATTTCTCCAACACTGTCAACTCCAAGGCTCTCCCCTTGATAGTAAAAGTCGTATTGACCTGAAAGGTTAGGGGGTCCAAGTTTGTTGTAGTCAATGATCCAGTTAACGGGTCTTCCGACTCTTTGTTCAATAATCTTATCGCCAACTTTGATGCCAGCCTTGATAGCATTTGCTTCTGCTTCCGATGACCACAACTTGATAACAGTAGACGAGAAGAATTTAACTGCCATTCCCCCCGTTGGAATGTGAGAGGCATGCATACTTCCAAATTGATTTCTTTGTTGGGAAATAAGTACAAGAAGCGTGTTCTTGTTTGCATAGTTAAGCATCTTGACCGCATGTGTCATATCCTTTGCTTCAGCACCAATCTGCTTGGTGTCTTCAAGTTTCTTTAAATCTGTACTATCTTTTTCAAAATAAATAGCAGGAAGCAATGCTGAAATAGAATCTACAACAATCATATCAACGCCAGCTTCCATAAGTTGCTGTGCAACATCTACCATGTCATTAACGGATTTAGCTGGAGAATAAATTAAAGACTCAGAGTCAACACCTAGTTTTGATGCCCACTCTGGATCATACGATGCTTCTGCATCAATCCATGCACAGGTCTTGCCATTCTTTTGTGCCTCTGCAATCATCTGCAAACAAAACGAAGATTTACCAGCAGACTTGTTACCCCAAATAAGGACTTGGCGACCAAACCCAAGACCACCCTTGAGTGCCATGTTTAAACCAATACTAGGTGTCTTTTGTTTTTCTACTTCTATTTTTGTTGCTAGCTGTACTCTTGCTCTTGTTTTGGGGTCTAGCTTTGCTAGAATCTCTTCCGTTATCATTCATGCTCTTTTCTAATTCAACTGCTACTTCTTTAATCTGTTCGTTACGACTCGTTGCTAAAAAATCTATTAACTTATAGATTGATTTTTCATCTTCTGCCCTGATGACAAGAAGATATTCGTTCTCCGTACCTTTAAGTATGTAGGACTGAGCCATATACTTATATTATACACCATTATTCAGACTTTTGTGAGAATTCTTCATAAGTAGGTAAAGATTCTAATTCAGAATCCATGTTTGCACCTTGAGCATCTTCAAGAGTCATTGTCTCACCTGACAAAAACAATGTAACTGACATGTTATCATTATCTTGTGTTAGACCAACTGCACGACCCTTAAAATCTTTAAACAAAGATGAAATTGGTACTGTGATTGAACCTTGATGATCCAAGATTGCTGCAACGATTTGTTGCAATTCAATATCAAACTTTTGTGGATCTAGACTTGTTTCTTCTGACATTAACTTACTTCCTTTACATATAGTGTTCCGTCATCCATTTCTGCAATTGCAGGGTCACAGATGGTTCCTGGTTTCATTTTCCCCAACACTCTAGAATAGAGTTTTGGAAAAGCTATTACTCGCTCAAGCTTTTTGTCTGCATCAGACAAGATTATATGAGCCATCATCTTCTTTGCTTTTGTTTGATAGTGGGTAAAGTCTAATACAAGCCTCTTGCCATCATCAATCTTTAATTTGTCCTTATATAACCATTGTACAAAAGGTTCATCGGTTTTGTCAACTACATCTTGGATTGTAACGTATTTATGTATACGGTTATCTCCTACCAAGAAGAAATACATCATTCCTGGCTCTATCTTTGTATTGACCTCATGGAAGATTCCCACCGCTCCTGTATCGTCTACAAGCTCAACTCTAGCCCATGTAGGACCTTTCTTGATTGACTTAACCATTGCTAACAATACAAAACATCCTTCTTCAAGGAAATCAGATAGTGGGTTAACCTGTGCTTTAATAATTGGACTTAACCTTCCTGTATCAAACTTTGGAATACCCAATACATCATAAAGATTTTCTGTCTCTTTACCATTACGTGGGTTATCATCAAATGCTGCAGCACCAATTTGATTTAGAGAATCAATTGCTCTCTTATTAAATCCCGCTTTGCTCTTTGACTTCTCTATCAAATCAGCATAATCTTTATAAGGTCTAGACTTAATGATCTGATTAGCAATCTTATCTGAAATAAACTTAACATCTGCAAGACCAAAGCGTAGAGAGTTGCCTTGAATAATAAAATCAGTCTCTGATTCATTTACGTGTGGCAGAAGAACTTTTATTCCAAGTCTCTTTGCTTCCAATAAATAGTCTGTTCTGGAGTCCTTGACTTTTTCGTTTTTGAGGACAGCAAACATAAACTCCAACGGATAGTAATGTTTAAGCCAAGCAGTCCAATAGCTAAGCATACTGTAAGCAATAGCGTGAGAACGGTTAAAGGAATAGCCAGCGTGAGCTTCAAAATCGTGCCACAGCTTTTCAGCATCTTCTTTAGTAATGTGCTTGCTTGCACCCAAAACAAACTGCTCTTTAAATTGATCAAACTCTTTAGCATCTTTTTTCTTTCCAATAATCTTACGAACTTTATCTGCTTCCATCCATGTCATACCACCCAAGTGTACGCAAGCCTGCATAACTTGTTCTTGATAAATAATAACGCCGTATGTTCTTGCAGTAAACTCTTGCATAATTGGGTGAATATAAGTAATCATTTCTTCACCCTTCTTACGTTTAATGTAAGAAGCACCTACAGTATTCATAGCACCTGGACGAACCAATGCGTTTGATGCTGCAAGATCTTCAAATGTATTTACACCCATCTTCATCAACAGGTTTGTGTAGGGAGTTGCTTCCGCTTGGAATACCCCTTTTGTAAAACCATTAGATAAGTCTGCAAAAACCTTTGCATCATCTAAAGGTAATTCTTTAAGGTTAATAACTTTTTCTTTGTTTCTTTTAATAATCTTAATAGCATCGTCAATAACAGAAAGCGTTTTAAGACCCAACACGTCAAGCTTAATCAAGCCTAAGTCTGCTGTTTGCTCCATATCATAAGCAACTACTGGGATACGACCTGATACTGAGTCATCAGGATCTTTGCGTGTTTCGATAGGAACGTACTTACTAATATCATCTTTAGCAATAACAACACCCGCAGCATGCATACCATTAGAACGGATTTTGCCACGCAACATAGAAGCATACTTAGTTACTTCTGGATATTTTTTACGGAACTCTTCTGTATCTTTGGAAGATTCAAACTCTTCAAACGTCTCAACATTCTTAAGTGCCTTATTAACTTCACCAAGTGGGACAAGGAACGCACGAGCAACATCTCTGACAACTCCTTTATCTTTAAAATATGTGTAGGTAGAAATAGAAGCAACGTGCTTAAACTTCTTTCTTAAATAGTCCTTAACTTCTCCACGACGACTGTCCATAAAGTCAGTATCAATATCAGGGAAGTCATTACGCTCTGGATTAATAAAGCGGAAGAACAATAGGTCAAACTCAATTGGGTCTACTTCTGTAATACCCAACAAGTAACATACTAATGACCCTGCTGCAGATCCTCGTCCTGGACCAACAAAGATTTCATTTTCCTTTGCCCAACCAACCATATCACCAACAACAAGGAAGTAACTAGCAAAGTTTTTGTCAGCGATGACCTGAAGCTCTTCTTTAAGTCTTTCTTTGTACTTTTCATCTTCTAATCCTTTTTCTGTGAGAGCCTTCTCGCACATGTCTTTGAGTGTTTTTAATGCATTCTTTTTTGGAACTGGAAGCAAGTCAAGATTCTCGTGGAACTCATATGTCTCAATCTTGTCTGTTACTTCTTGGGTTGATTCATAAATGTCAGTACGTGTTACGCCTGACTTTTCAAAATCTTCTTTAATTTCATCATAGGTTTGAATATAAACGTTGATATCAGCAAAGCTAATGTGCCTATCAGGATATATATGATCAAAGCGATCAATAATATTGGTGAAAGAACGACTACTTGTATAATCTGCATCTTTGTTTTGGTTTGGCTTGGTAGAAAGGATGAGGAGGAGTTCTTCCAAATCCCTTTCCTCTTTCTTCGCAAAATGACAGTCTCCTGTAGCAATTGGTTTAACTCCTAGTTCATCCGCCAAAGCAAACAGAGCAGCATTTAATTCAGGTGGATTATGCGATTGAACTTCAATGTAAAAGTCTTTGCCAAAACGATTCTTAAACATTTTGACATATTCTCTTGCTTTATCATTATCTCCCCGCTCAATTGCTTTTGAGATAAGACCATTCATGCATCCCGATATAACAATTATACCGTCACCAAACTCCCAAAGAGCATCAATATCAATACGTGGCTTGTGGTAATAACCTTCTGTCCAAGCAATTTGAGAAAGCTTTTGTAAATTTTTTAATCCCAAATCATCTTTAGCAAGAAGGATAATGTGGTTGTACAAGGAAGTATTGTCATCTCGTTTTGCAACTGCTCTTTTATCAAAACGATCTGTAGCCGAGATATAAGCTTCTAGACCGAGTATAGGCTTGATACCTAATTCTTTAGCTGCGATTTGCATATCTCTGTGAGATGACAACGTTCCATGATCTGTGATAGCCAATGAAGTCTGACCCGCATCTTTTGCAGCCTGAAGTAATTCGTAAGGCGTGTTTAAGCCATCCATAAGCGAATAGTGACTATGGACGTGAAGATGTGTAAATTTCATTGTTATCCGTTCAGGTTTATAAGTGGGGCTGATTGCTCAGCCCCACCCTGTATTTAATTTAGATTACCACTCAACGGCGGTAGATGCCCCAACAAGTTCAGGCTGTGAATCTGAGGTAATTGCAAGATAGAAATTCTCTTGCTCCTCATACTGAATGTCACGGATTGCTGACTTTTCAAGGTCAAACAATTCATAGTTAGAAATGTCAACCTTACCCTCATCCTTTGTAGGAAGTGGAATGATTGAATAATTTGTTTCGGTTGCAGTACCTGTACGCTTCAACTTCCAAGTCAAGTTGGTAATTGAACCTGTTTCTCCTGCATAGTTAATAATTTCAGGTGTTGCAGATTTTGGACCTGCACCTTGTGAAAAGATTGCAACGTATGGAGCTTCTGCACCATCGTCAACCAAAACATTTGCGTAGAAGCGTGAGCGACCCTTCCAACCAGCTTTAGGGTCACGACGATGCATTTCGCATCCGTAGCAACGACCTTGGTCTTCAATTGTGCAAAGTGCTTTACGCTTGTAATCTTTTGGATTTGTATGTTCAATTGCAATAAATGCTAGTCCAGCTGTTTCAACATAATTCTTTGAGTCTGGATCAATCTCTTGCAAGAAACGGATTTTTACTGACTGTCCGTCTTTAACTGCTAGCCAGCGACCTTGTTGACTGTCACCGCTGTATGTTTTTGCTTCCATTTGCTTGTTTAAAGCATTTAGACCTTTTATTACTCCCATTGTATATCTCCTTAGTGTAGAGGGCTGTTTGATGCCCTGTATTACTTATTATATCACATTGTAGCGTACTCAAAATGCGGAATTGCATTTTTTATACACTGTTTTATTTGTTCATCCGTCATGTCACCAACATCTTTGGCAGAATCAGGATAAATATCATTACTGTCATAGTGTGCCCAAAGCACGTTCTTGTTCTTTAATCTGGTAGCAATGTTGTATCCCAACGCTCTACCTGCTGAATCATTATCTGTCATTAGAATAAGCGTAGATGAATATCTATTTAAGTTAGATATGTTTATGTCTGATATGCTTCCACCTAATGTGGCTACAGCATTTGGATATCCCGCCTGCCATAGACGAATAGCATCAAAGCTAGACTCAACAACGATAATAGTTCCACCCTGCCTTTTGGCACGATGAAGATTAAACATAGTTTTATTTCTTGGAAGGTTAGGACTATTCTTAAAAGATTTGCCCTCAAGTGATCTACCAATAATACCTACGGGCAAACCGTCTGGGCTATGCAAAGGAACTGTTACCATACCTTGCTTTTCAGAATATCCCAACCTAAAGTAATCTAATGCTTCTGTAAATATATTTCTTGACTTAAAGTAATCTACTGCCTTTGGCGAATTAGACAAATCATTATAAAGCTTATCTAAAACATCTTGCGAGAACTCTTCAAAGTCTGGCTTTTCATCAAGAAGGTTAGCTAACTCTTCTTCCATAACTTGTTGTGGATTAAGCCTATGTGAATAAATATATCTCATTGCTTCAAAGTCATTACGGTTGGTCAAAGACTTAACCATGTCAACTACCTGCCCACGAGCATTGCACATTGGGTTGTAGCAAACAAACAATCCTTTTTGATAACTTACGGCAAACGATGGGCTATCAGTATTTTTATGAAAAGGGCAATAGCAAACAAAATCATTACCTGATTCCGAAAAAATTTCTACGTTTATGGAACGCAAAAGAGATCGGAGATCCGATTTTGTATAAGCATCTAGCATTTATTATCCTTTAGGTATTAGACTCTGACCAGAAAAGCCTTCGTATTCTGTGGCTTTCTTCTTTCCTAAATATATTCCATACATTACTAAGTTGAAGGTATATTGATCCTTCTCCTCATTATATTTTACACTAAACTGTGGCATCATGTCAAGGACAACAACATAGCCCTTGTCTCGCATCTGCTGAACAAGAAGCCTTTCATAATTCTCCCTTGAACTCTGAATTTTAGAATCATCTTTAATAATTCCATTCATCCAAAAGTCATGTATCTTTCTTGGGTACATGATCCACCTAACCTTGGTACTATTATACCAAAATAAGGAATCATTGCATAGGTGGTTCGTAAACTTCTTTTACAATTCCCCGATTTAAATCCCAATCCAAATAAAATGCAAATTCTGTACCATGTCTATTCTTACGGCTTACAACTTCAATAATGTTTGTGTCAGGTGTGCGATGCACAGCCATAGCCATATCAGCATCATATTCAATTGCTTTTGACCAAGCAACTTGAGATAACATTGGCGGAGTATCTTGATCTGATACATCATCCATAGTTGCAGCAGTAATATCAATGATTGGAATATTGTTGCGAACAGCTAACAATTTAAAGTCACGAGAAATATTGCGGTTACGCTCTACTTCTGACTTAGCACCAGATGAATCATTAAACAACTGATGATAATCAAGAATAACTAAATCAGGCTTATGTTGGTCAATTTTTGCTTGAACTGTTTGTGGAGTTACTTGACCTGTGCCTTCATTTGATACTAGTATAAACTGATTTTTATTAGCAAACTTTTTTGAACCCCAGTCATCAAATGAACTGATATCAACTTGACCTCTAGCAAAATCTGAAGCCTTGAACAATCCTGAGCCAAGCATGGTATAGATACGGTCACGCATATTCTCTGGAGTCATTTCAAGGGATATGATCATAGGCTTAAAACCCTGTTCCCAAGCTTTACAGGCTAGATAAGATGCCATCCATGTCTTACCCCTACCTGCCCAGCCAATCATGACTATAAGGTGTCCTGGAGCCATTCCTGTAGGGTATGCGTAGTCAATAGCCTTAAACCCTGTCATGATTCCTGGACTTCCGCCCATTGCATCAGAACGGTTCTTTACTGATTCAAAATGCTTCTCGGCAAGCTTGAAATCAGTTAGGTCAACATCTCGAACATTGTTTGTTAATCTACTTAGACTTGATAGTTCTTTTTGCATGTCAGCAACAACTCTAGACGAAGCATTTGTCTTTAAGCTTGTTCCTGATTGCAACAGTAGATTTCTTAAACGACCAGCAAGATATTCATTCTTAAGTTGGTCAAGGTAATAAGCAGTCTCACCTTTTACTGCTTCAGGTTCAAAATCTTTAAATCTTTCCTGCAGCACAGAAACATCTGGAACTGCTTTAAACTTTAAATAATAAGACTTTAACCCTTCCCACACATCTTTGTGAGAAGTAAATACATCATCAATGTTATCTGCAAGTACTGTAGAAATATCTTTATTTGTACATACTGCTGTAATTACGGCTGCCTCAGTGTTCATTGTCTCTTTCTTCAACCATTAGTTTTGTACGGCTCATCAAAGTTAAACGACGAACTTTGTCTTTTTCACGTTCATTTAATGCAGCATCTAGCTTTTCAAAATTATAAAAGAACCAGTCAATAGGGTGTTTGTTCTTGTTGGTAGTAAAATAATACTCAAGCAAAACTTTAGCACGATCATAGCCAACGCTATCTATAACATCATTCATAGCCCACTTTTCTCTATGCTTGTTTACAACAGGTACTCTACCATATTTACCCTTGTACAAACTAGAGTAAAGCGAAACCAATGCGTATGCTAGTTTTGCTTCGTCTCTTGTCATTTCTTACCTTTTAGCTCTTCTTCAATCTCGTTAACTTTTTCCATTAACTTTTCTTCTACAAATTTATAAACTCTATCTGTTGCTGTACCAGTGTTTTCACCAGTGCGTACAAAATCTTCTACGCCAATGCCAATCTTAATGCTCTCATAGTTGCCCAAATTACGTGTGAACTGTAATTCAACTTTAACGTTCGTCTGATTCGTCATCATTTTTTTTCGGCTCTTCCTTTTCAACTAGTGCAAATCCTGTCTTAAACTTTTTAGGACTTTTATCTGATAAATGTTGATATAACATCATCAAGCGATCTGATATGGCAATCATAGCATCTAAGTCCTCTTTTTGTCCAGCCAGCTCCATAGCGTACTCTAAAACTTTTAGAGCAGCATCAAGAGTTTGCTTTGCTTCTTTATTTAATTTCTTATCTTCTACCATTCAGGTTGCTTCCAAACTGGGACAAAATCCCCTTCGTTGTTTTTAATATATAAAACGGTTTCTTGTTTCATTCTTGCTTCTATTTCTGCTCTACTTGGCAAATTTGCTGCTGGAGTAATCCCGCCATCTTTTCTAGGTTGACCTCTATGTACAGTTTTAAAGAACTCATGCATTTTTCTAATGTCATCCTCACTCCAAAAATATTTTCCTGGAGTCCTGTTTCCATTTAAAGAATAAATTCTTTGAGGAAAAGGAAGATCGTGTCTATATAAATGAACTTTGATTGTATCTTCGTGCTTGTTCATTATATGAGATACTTCTGAGATGGGGTAAGCATGTTGTTTATTACGCATTACATCAGTGTAATTATAAGCAACACGCTTACCTGCCTGATAATCCCAAGCGACTAGTAAATCTTCCGCTCTTGATTTATGCAAAACTTTGTGAAGCTTTTCGTTTAGATAGAAATACCGTAACCGTGTGTTTGCTTTTCCTCTAGTTTTGCTAACCATGAAGCGAACCTATTCTCTCTTCTTACCATCCATCTTTTCCCACAAATGACACAGAACAACTCTACTCGTAAGTTCTGGGAATAAACTCTATCTACGAATACTCTTCCTGTGCATTTTTTACAGAATAACATTATTAAGTTTTTACCCTGCTTTTACTTTGTCAAGAGCTTCTTGGAAGCTTTGTCCCAAACTGACTTAGCAACTGGACCAAGTACACCAACAATAGCTGCCCAAGCAACCTTCTTCACATCGTGATTACCAGTCTGGTAAATTGCTACTCCTGCAGTAACTGTTGCAAATGCGTAGTGTTCTACAAGTGCCTTTGTCTTTGCGTTCATTTTTTCTCCTTATAGTTTAAGCGGTAAAGATCTTACCGTCTACTACACAAGTATAATCTTGTGTAATTTGGATTAACTGCATGTGAGGATAATCATTGACTACATGAGCCACTGCAAATCCCGCCTGCCAATTCTTTTGAATTGAATAATCCATTTTGGTTTCATCGCATAGGTGACCAATCTCATATCCACGTTGCTCTTGCCCCGTGATATTGTATGTTTGATAATAGGCTCCCATGCGGTGAGAGTGTCCACGAACTAGGGAAACTCCCCAGTTGTTTACGTCATTACGTACAGATTCTCCAGAGTGTTTTGAAATGGACTCACCATGATGACCATACATATCACCAAAGCGTTTAACAGGTGGCTCGTTATATTCGTGCCAGTTAATACCATGCTTTTTATATTCGTAGAGTGAATCTGGGGTAATGAATTCTAGAAATGCTGGAGCTTTCTTTGCCAAGTAATCACCATGTCTTGTCCAACCGTGATTACCGTCATGGAAATGAATATCAGCTTCTGCTCCTGCAACAGAACGAACTTCTCCTAGGAAGTCTCTTGTTCCTGTAACTCCACCGTCACTGACAGGGATTGAAAATTCTGCAGGATATTCAGCAGCCCAACGTGAAGTTGAATCTGCATCATCAATGTCTCCGAGGAGGTCTACTGCGTTTGGCTTGAACCACTTCATTACTTTCATGAAGAGTTCTACTTTTCTTGGATCGTGGCGTGGGAAATGAATATCCGATACCATCATCCACTTTAAGTCATTAGTCATTTAATCCCTTTCTCGGGGTTTAGTTAATTGTAGCGTATGTTATTAGTTTCTGTCAAGCACAATGTGCTTTGTTATGTTCTATTCTTGAACATAAAAAAAGATTAATTAATCTATTATCTTGTTTGTTTTCATTGATATGATGAATGGTTTCCCAATCTTCAATAAGTCTATTTAATTGTTTTTCCATTATGAGGCGATGCTCATAATACCATCCTTTAAATGATTTAGGATGCTCAGGAACTTTAATTAGTACATAACCTTCTTTACTTACTTTTAGTTCCCGCTTTGCCCATGTCTTAATAGGCTGGTACATTTAGTTTGCTAATGCTCCAAATGCCATAATGTTGACCAAGACTGATCCGCTGATGTTGCTTCCGCCTACCTGACCCACCGCCACCTTACAAGAATCTGTTGTTGGAAGTTCAATTAGTTGTGCAAACAAGTTTGCTTTAGATTCTGCATAGAAAGCAGTAACCACAACTACTGGGGGGCTTGTAAAAGTTTTACCAAAAGGAATTGCTGATGAAGTACCCGCACCGTTCTTAACATTAACATATGCTTGAGTTGCTGCTAAATGAAAGTTAGATGGGGTTAAAGGAATTGGGTTATTAGAACCTGCTTGAGTTAGGCTACCCAAAGAACCTGTTGAAAGCTTTACGTATAGGTCATCATGTGACTTTACTGTTTGTAGCAGGTTTGAAATTTGGCTATAATCAATAACCGCATTATCAATAGTTGTATCAATTGCCATCTAGTTTATCTCCCTCTTGGTGGACAAAGATCTCTTTTTGTCCCGCTTTTATTACAGATGAATTAATCCATTCAAGAACATCTGGTTCAACAACATGCCTACGCTTGTTATCGCTTATAAGATATATTTTACCATCAGATATGTCTTGCACCAAAGACCCATCACGAAATCCCACAACACCACTGACAGGGTAATTTGCCATCATCAATTCTTTTGTGTAAACTATAGGCAGGCTCCAAGAGTTCCTAGCCCTATCGGATACGAACTTAAATCTTTTATTGCCTTTGACATAGTAATACCCTTTTTCAGTAGAAGCAATTAAACCGCTTGGAACTACTGGAGTATATGTTTTATTAGTTTGTTTCTGTTTGCGTAGCTTCAGCATTTGCATCTTGCTCACGTTGAGTTAGCTCTGCTCTAAGTACAGCAATTTGTGTCTCATAGTTTGAGACGATTTGCCCAATTCTTTCTTGAAGGGCGGTAATTACTAGTTCTGCTCTGTTATCCATTATATTCCTATTCTCTTTTGTTTAGTATATCAGTTACTTCTTTAAACTGTCAAGTTCTGCTTGAAGTGAATCTATTTTGTCAGACATTTCTTGAATTGCTTTTGTAATTGGAGATATAAAATCGTCATAAGCTAAACCTTGTCTTGAATCAGGATCATTTAAATCATCAAGAAGCCAGCCAGCAAATTTATCTCCTACACCAAATTTATCTAAAGATTCTTTAACTTCTTGTGCAATAAAACCATAATGGAATCTATCGCCTTCTGTTGTTTTGATATAATCTATTACTCTATTTCCATCTTGGTCAAGTTTAATTTCTCCACTATCATTAAGTTTTGGAACTTCAGTTTTGTATATTTTTTTATATTTAACTGGTTTTAAATCTTTAATAAAATCTAAACCTAAATCAGATTCTGCTATGTCTTTTTTAACTCTTCTGTCTGAGGTGGTTGTTAAAGCACCATAGTATCTTAAGTTTCTCCATCTTATGCCAACTAAACCTAAATCATTTTGATCTTCTGACCAAGGATACCAACTACTAACAACGCCTGCTGTGGTTGCAGAAATCATTGCTATTGCATTAATACCAAGGCTAGAAATAGTTGAACTACCACCTGGTGTTGTTCTGTTATAGGATGTTCTAAATCTGTTTGAATTAGTATCCCCCGCAATCGAAATATCAGAACCAGTCATTGTTCCACCACTAATTCTATCTGCAGTTATAGTACCAGCGTTAATTTGATTAGCACTAATAGCACCTGCATAAACATAAGTAGAAACAACGTTATCTGCTACAACCGTGCCTGTTGTCAAAATCCCACCATCAATTGTTGTTGTATTAGTGCTGTTATTAATTTTTCCGATGATAGCTGACTTGCTAAATGAAGATGCTGGCAGAGCATTATTTGCTGTAACGGCTGCTGCTGCAGCTGCATTTGCTGCATTTGTTGCTGCGGTAGATGCATTTGTTGCTGCGGTAGATGCATTTGTTGCTGCGGTAGATGCATTGCTTGCTGTTGTTGTTGCTGTGTTAATTGAATCATATGTAGCACCACTACTAATAACAATTTTTCCAGATATCTCAGCACCTGTTGCATAAAGTTTTCCTGTAGAATCTACCCTAAAGTTTGCTGAAGCCCTACTAGCATAATTAAAATTGCCAGCCCAAAGAACAATATCTGAAGATGATTGGGGTGCAGCAATACCAACATAATAACTTCCATCAGTTGCAGTTATACCTGCATATTTTGTTGCAATTCCCGTAGCATTATTAATATTTGTATCTAAAGTAATACCATTTTTTGTAATTTGACTTGAATTAATAGTCCAGTTAGCAATTGTTGCACTAGATGTAAACAAAGCTCCTGTGGCAGCATCAATTGTTGTTACATAACTAGTTCCATCACTAAATGTCATTCCTTTAGTATTTATAATAAAACCAGAAGATGAAAGCAGTGGATATGTATTTGAATTACCCGTAGCACCTGGCAATATGACAGAACCCATATATACAGATCCTGCAGTACCTATATTAACGTTACCCGTAAATGTACCTGAGATAGCTGTTATATTACCTGTAATGGTGGCTTGGGTTGCTTTCATATTACCCGCTGCATCTACAGCAAATGGAGCACCTGCATATGTAGTTCCGCCAATAGTTAATGCTGTGGTGCTACCATTACCTATAATCTGAATATCTCTTGCAATTACTGTTCCTGAAGGTGATACTAAGAATTTTGCTGTTGAATTACCTGCAGTTCCCGATGATCCTGCATAAAAAACATAGTTACCAGTACTAGCCATTCCAAAGAATGAAGTTGCACCTCCAACTGTTATTGAATTTTCAATCTTTGCACTGTCAATTGTCCACCCACCAATAGAAGCGTTAGTTGTTTGGAATGTTGTAGTTCCTGAAGCACCCGCAATGTTAATAGATGTGGATGGAGCTGTTGTTGAAATAGCACCGTAATCATAAGCATAAATACCATTTTTATTTATAGCAATTCTTGGACCTGTTGTATAAGTAGATGTTACTCCGCCAACTACTGGGAATATCCAAAGTCCAGCATTATTTGCCACAGCATCAACAGTTATTGCACCTTTAAACGTTCCGCTGTTTGCTGTAATGTTCCCTGTTACGTTAAATGTGTTTGATCCGTTCCAGCTAAATCCTAGAGTTCCGCTTCCTACAGAAAATGCTCCATTAGTAAACCAATAGTTATTTGCATCAAGATACAAACCGTCATGTACTGCATCAACAAGACGACCAATTTTCATAGCTGTTGCTGGGTTTAATCCATTGACAGTAATTGCACCATTAAAATATCCAGATTGTGCAACGATTTGACCATTAACTGTTAGATTTGTTCCATCAAAAGTTAGTGCACTCTTTAAAGACATTCTGCCAAGATTATCAAAATAAACTGATGTTCCAGGATCATTATATAAACCAGTTCCAATATACATTCTGCCATATATTGGAGAAGATGGGTTTGTGTATCCTGTTGTATTTTGAGCAATAACGTTTGCATCTAAAGTAATTTTGTTAGCTGAAGTTGATTGACCTACGTTAATTGTTTGAGCAGCAAATAATACATCGGTAACCATTTTGTTACCTGTAATAACTCCCGCTTGAATTTGGTTTGCACGTACTGCATTTGCAGCAATATCTCCATTGTCTACCTGTAGCGTTGTTGCCGAAGCATAAGTGTAAGGTCCTGGATTAGATCCATCAAAGTCTTTAGCAACTATAGTCACATAATATGTAATGCCATAAGTTAAAGAGGTAGACACTCCTGGCAATGTTTTAATAATTGCAAAAGTACCTTCAGTTTCAAGTGCTTTAGTAGATGTTGTTGGAGTAAAATTATTTGTTGTAGATACGTGTACTTCATATGTTGTAAGATCTATATTTGTAATAGGAGACCATTTTATTTCTAATGCTCCGTATAAAGGTGTTACTGTTGGAGCAGGGGAAGAACTTGGTACTAATCCATTTGTTGTATTGCCTACAGCATTTAATGTAATTGTATTACTTTGAACTGAAGAGCTTTCTACACCATAAATATCTTTAGCATAAACTTTAACATAATAACTTGTGTTTGCTTTTAATCCTGACAAAGAATAAGTTGTCCCAGTGGTGTACTGTTCTGTAAATAAAGCTCCTGCAGATGTATAAAGTGCTACGCCATATGAAGCAATTGGTGTGACGGGATTTGTTGGTGCTGTCCATGTAGCCAATGCTCCGTAAGTTAAACCACTAAGTAAAACTGAAGTAGGTGGGCTTACTGTTGAAGAAAGAGTAGAAACTAAAACTGGAGAAGAATAGTTACCTGTAATATTAGTTTGGCTGTATGCTTGAACCTTTACATAATATTGTTGACCTGGAGTTAGATTATTAATTGTATACGTTACAGTTCCAGATCCATTATAAGGCAATGTTTGTGAAGTTACATTACCTGTATTGTTAGATGGGTAATACTGTAAAAAATAACCTTTTGTATTTGTTGGGTCAATAGTATCAATTGCTACAGTAATAGTAGTTGTAGTATTATCTGTTTGACCAATGCTTGGAGTTCCTGGAGGCGTTGTATTAAATGCTGTAGGATTAACTGGAGTAACATTAGTTACTGCACTATATTGTGAGAAATCTCCAAAAGCTCCCGCCCATCTAAACTTTAAATATCTAATATTATAATCAGAAGTTGTTTTAGAAAAAATTTGACTAGTAGATGCTACTTTATTCCAAGGACCTGTGCTTGTTGTAGACTCATAAATCTCCATAGTTGAAGCACCGCTAACAAGGTATGGTTGTACGGCATATCCATTAGTAACACCAAAAACGTTGATTGCAGCAAGGTCTGGTGTAAGAGAAGTTAAAGAACTTTGTTTTGGCGGTACAACAAAAGATGTACCAGCTGACCTGTTGTCTTGTGCGTCAGCACTTCTAATAAGACCTGTGTACCCAGTATAGTAATCGCCAAACTGACCAAACAAATCGTCTTGTGTAATTTTTACAATGCCATCTGGTGTTGGGTATTTATAGAAGAAACCGCTAAGAGGAGGGGTATTGTAAGGAGCATAGTTTGTTGAAAGAGTAATAACAAAACGATTACCTGGACTTGTATTTGGAAGTTGATAATGAATATCAATTTCATTACCCACCCATTCAACTGTGCCTACTGTAACATCATTTGGCGGTGTAAGATTAAGACCACTAGCAACTGGATTATTTGGAGATATAGGATATGCAGTACTTGGTGAGGTTAAGTTACCAAAAACATCTGCATACCTTGCTCTAACATATCTCTTACTTTGATCTGATCTTAAAATTGTTACTGGGTTTAAGGTTCCACTATATACTTGCGTATAAGTTACAGCACCTGGGTCAGTATTAGAAACATATTCTTCAATAACAACATGGTCAAAAGCTGGATATGTTGCTTTATCTGGATAGTTTGTAAATTGAACCGTATATCCATAATTAATACCAGAAGCAGATATGGTTGGTACTGGCAAAGGATTTGAATAATTAGGCAAACTTGTCCCAGAAATTGAAGCTGATGGTCCTATATTTCCAAAAGCATCTTCTGCTGCAACTTCAATTTTTAAAAAAGAACTTTGAGGTTTGCCAAATAAAGATTCATTTGAAGTATAAGAAAGAGAATAAGCTTGTGCAATATCTCCATCTGGTCTTACCTTGACAGACTTTTTTGAACCATCTGTTAAATAATGAGTAATGATAAAATCAACAACGTGTGTATTATCAATGATATCTGTTTTAGTGCTTACGTTAAAATTAAATGTTAATTGAAAATTTTGTCCTACCCATACTCCAACCAGGGAAGTTGGAGCACCTGGCTTTAATGCATTTGTACCTGTTAATGCTCCTGAAATTTGATCTGGTGTAGCTGACCATGTTCCATCATCATACCAATAATTAGTTGCGTTTAAGTAAATACCTTTTTTATGACTAGGACCAACATCTGGACCAATTTGAATACTACCCGCTTGAACTGTGCCAGAAAATGTGGCTGCACCAGTTTGTGCATTTAATCTAAATTCTGGAACTCCATTTTTAAAAGCTGCAACTCCATACTGATTTATAATAATGCCCGTGCCCGATGGGGCAGAATTCATAATGTCAATCTTACCTAGACTTTTTGGCAGAGCATCTGAACCAGTTGTGGTTGCAAAAATAGAACCGCCTTGTAATCTTAAGTCTTGACCGTTGTTATATACTGTTGTGGATGATCCGCTTGCATCTGTTGAAGGCACTGTGTATTGAACAACTACATAATCTGAATTACCAGTTGTGGTTTCATTTCTTACAGCAAGATTATATGTTTGACCTGGTTGCAGTTTAGCAACAGTCAAAGTCATTGTTTGTTCTGTTGTTGCACTCCATTGAGCATTTGTAACTGAATTACCGCCAGATGTTGATTTAGAGGTTGCCATTTATCATCCTAACTCAAGGTAATATTCTATATCTAGTGGGATAGCATAAATTTTTGCTATAGGTGTTGTAAGGACAGATCTGCTAATTAAAGCAGTGCTATTACTTATTTCACCCAATATAGATACCTTGATTGAATCTAAGGTTATGTCAGAATATACGCCTGAAGCTTGGATGGTTACTGTAGATATGTTTGCTAATGATGAAATGTCTGATGGGAAGTTACTTGAAAGCACCTGATATCCCGCCGTTACGCTACCATCAAAAGAAAAAGATATTGTTCTTGAAACAGATTTTACGTCAGTTAATGTAACATTAAGTGTCCCGTGACTTGATGAACCAACATAAACCAAAGCATCAAGTGTATCTAAGGAGCTATAGCTTGAAAGGTCAGCAATAAAATTATTATTTGAAATTGTACTATTGTTAACAAGATTAATATTATACAAACCAACTCTTGGAGAAAAAGCTCCTTGTGCTGAATATGGCGTTGTTGTATAAGTTCCAGACACTGTTGACCAGTCTGCGGGAGATGAAAAATCTGTAATGATTAGTTTATCCCTAGTGCCAAATACGCTATCTGTATTGTATGGGAATATGCCAACCTCATATATGTTGCCAGCTATCTGAGGATCAATTCTTCCTTTTAAGATTAATAAATTAGTTGAATATCCTGTAGTCCCAGTTCTATATGACTTAGAAGCAATTGAGCTTCTAGCTATTTCATATGTTAATGCTAGATCTGTTACTCTTGCTGTATTACCTAAACATCCCACCGCCATGCTACCTGCCCAGTCAGCGGAGTTGCCACTAAGGTATTGTAAAATTGCTGTAGTGCCGTTAGTAGTAATAATGTTTTTTGAACGTCCAACTTCTACGCCATCCTGTTTAAATACATATGTTCCAATTAGTTTATTTGTCATACTAAATTAATCACTTCCTTAGTTCCATCTGAATTTAAAGAAAAAGACTCAATACCATTTACGCCATAATCATTATACGGAGTAACGGAAATGTAATATCTTCCTGATGGCAAATTTCTAAACACATAAGTTTGTGTAGGTACACTTTGAGAAGCTGTAACAACAGCAGGTAAGAATGTATTGTGCACAGAATCAATTGCCTTTACAAGGTAATTATTTGCATCGCTAGTTGTATTCCACAAGACAGTAGCATCTGGCTTTGCTGGGGTAACAACAATGCCTTCTACGGTATATTGTGGATATTGAACTACTGAAAGGATAGATGCCTTGTAGCTTGACTTGTATTGCTTTAATCCAGTAAACTGAAGGGTTACCGTTGCAGTCCCGTCTTTTTCAATATGGGTTCCTTTAACGGATAAATCAATTGGAGGAGGCAATACAATCTTGCCTATAGCTTTAGGTGGAGGAGGAACGGTAGGGTCAACTGGGTTATTTTGAGAAAAAGGATCTACATTTTCTGAAGAAAATAAATCTATTAATTCGGTTCCGCCGAGATACCTAAGGTAGTCAGCATCGTCCAAAACTACAATGTTATTAGCACCTACAAGAGCTTGGAGCTTTTTGTATTGGACGGGATCTGTAACATTTGGATCACTTTTGCGGACAACCCAAAGACCTTTTTGTTGAACAACAAAAGGTAAAATATGGGAATTATTTGGTGTTGTAGCCACTGTGATCTCCTATTAACACTCTAATTATATCATTTTTAATGAAAAATTACATTTCCTGCATAAGATTTAGGTCCAAAATATGTGTTACCATCTGTTCCCAAAATTTCCATATATATTTCTAAACAATTTACACCAGTGTATCCTGTTTCTATATAAAATTCATTGTTTGAAGGAATACTTTGACCAGTAGGGGATTTTATACCTGTTGATGTTGGAGTCCCAGATGGTGAAGATTTACCATGATAAAAGTTCCATCTCCAATTCCAAGACGCTACGCTACCTGATGGTTGTACAGATGCAGCTGGTGTCCAAAAAAATGAACCTCCTGTTTCATGTTTAATTGCACCAGAAGGAATATATTGATGATTATCTTGTGCATATACCTGAGTGTAAACACCAATTGGGGTTGTAAAACCTCCACCTGCTGGAACTGTAACAGGATTACTGTCTACAGAATCTCCAGCAATTCCAGCTTTTAAAGGAATGATGGTTGCAGTAACAGTAACCCCTGGGTTAAATTTACCAGATGCAATATGATCTGTAAAATTAATACCATCAGTAGAAATAGTTACATATGAACCATTTACTAAACGCTTGTATGTAGTGCCTGTGCTTATCCCAACCGTGTAAGGTTTTAAAGGTGCTGAGCCATCATCTGGCGTATAAACAACATCATATCCAAGGAAGTATGGGTCTCCTGTCCAAGTAAGTGTCAGGTTATCCGATAGATTAACATTTGACACTACATGCCCTGAAGAATTTATTTTAAATGGTATTTGACTTTCTAAACTATTACCTGCAGCATTTGTTGCTATTGCTTTAATAATATAAGATGTTCCATCTGTAAACCCGTCAAAAGTAAATGTTAAAGTTCCATTAGATACTGGTGGTAATGTTGATACTGTAACAGTTTCGTTTGGACTTCCATTTCTTCCTGGCAAAAATGTAAAAGTATAAGAGGTTGGTGGATACGAAGATGTATCTTGAGTTATAAGAACATTTGCTGTTGATTGACCATTGCCTTGAGAAACTCCGTTAACAGTTTGAATTGCAGGAAGAGCTGGTTTAGTAATAGCTGGTGGTTTAAAACTATCTCCTAATTGTATATCTGAATATCTAATTACTACTGCATTTGAAAGAGTGCCGTTGTTGGTAGCATAAACTTCAATAAACCAATTATTGTCAAATGGGAAATAAGCACCGAGGGCTGTGTAGGTGTTAGTATGTGATTGATGAACTTCGTATGGTAAACCGCTTGTTCCATCATAGTACTTATAATTATAAGTATCCGCAGTTCCGTTTGTTACTGTAATTTTTACCGTAACGTCATTAGATGCATTTTTAATTGCTTCTGCAGTAATTTCTGGTGCACCATTTGGATCTGGGGTATTACCAGAACCAACCGTATAAGATCCAGATACAATATCGCTACTAGCCAAAACTTTGCCTGAACCATCAAGCTCAAGTGTTTGAATTGTGTACGTATAAGTTTGACCATCTGTTAAACCAGTTATTGGAAGCTTATAGATCCCAGTGTCTACATATTTAACCGTACCTTGTGATCCATCACTAAAGCTGTATTTATAAGCGTTTTCTAACGAACTTACAGATATCCAGTCTATGTCAATATCACGTAGATTTGTATATGGGTTTAAAGAATCAGCTACAACTTGTGGGGAGACTGAAGGTAATACTACTGATTCTTCTAGGTATTCAAATGCATTTGCTCCCGCCGTTGTGTAAGTAACCCCATTGGAAACAACTGAAATATCAACAAAGCCCAGGGTGTGTGCGGAAGATTGAACTGTTAATCTTGTTGAATCTAAAACTGTAATATAACTGCCGTTAGCAGTATTACCGCTTGAATCTGTAAATGTAACTGATGTAACATTTTGTTGAGTAAACCCTGTACCATTTTCAATTGTAATTACAGTGCCACCTAAAGTTGAACCGTGAGATGGAGAAGCTGACAAAACATTTGTATACCCTGAAGATGCAGTTCCCTTAGGAAAATTAGAAGGAAGTGAGACAACTGGGTCTCCTGTATAAGCAATTTCGTTCATCATAATTTGAGTAGTTAAACCGTCTTTAAGCGTTTGTTTGACAGAATGTACAAAGAACTTTATACCCTTAATGTTTTTATAATTGTGAGTTAAAGTAATAACATCTCCAATTTGTATTAAGGGATCACCAAACAAACTTACGCTTATGTCTTTGCTAAACGAATCTGAGCTTCTTGCAATAACACCCATCAAGTTATTTGCAACTTTTTTAGATTGAATCCAGTCTGATTGAACTTCTATAACTTCGTTAACATTTTGTGGGTTTAAAATTCTTTCAGCAGTTTGTTGCTCAGAAAGATATATTGGATTTCTTGACAATACTGCAAGACCAGCCTGTACAATTCTTTTAGTAGTAGCATTACTTTTTGTCCACACCGAGTGATTTGTATTGTTTGCTACAGCAAATTTTAATCTGTAACCAGAGTTGATTACGGTTGAATAAGATAAAGATGAACCTGGAGCAGTAACAATATGAGCTGTTGAATTTGTTGAGCTTGGAGTAATATTTGTGTTGTAAGAAATATCATATCTGATCTCAAAAAATTCTGCTCCAAGTGATGGACTTGTTTGTGCTTGAACATCATACATGTTTAACCCAATAATTTGTGGGGCAGTCTGTATCATTGTAAACTTTTCTTTAATATTTTTGCCAGCTACAAGGGCATCTAAAAATTTTTGACTTGTAAAGTGATATTTAAATGTATTATCCAATACGCTTTCGCAAGCATATATCTCTGCCAACTCTGAGTTACTACTTGTTGTATTGGTTCCTTTTACAAAAAAACCAAACTTTGTTCCCGCCAAACCTTTGTAACCTACGCCTGGATTTGTGCTCAACACTCTTTTATCTTGAATATAAACAAGTACTGAATCAGCTTGATAAACTAGTTTAAGATTAATAAAAGAACCTTGCTTATTTTTAAAAATAGGTGTTAGTGGTTGATTTTTAAGAATGTTAGTAACTATGTTTGTAACATTTTGAGATAATATTTTTGAAGTTATACCATTTGTAACGCTATACATTTCAAGATTATAATCAGTTTTTTTATTTGAAGCTTGTGATTGTGCAATACCTACATAGTAATATGTGCCATAAATACTGTTTGATCCGTCTACAGAAATGTTAAATATCAAACCGCTTGTTACTGAACTTTTTAAATCTGATAATTTAAAGTTAACTGAATAAGTATTGTATCCTTCATCAAAATTATTTGCAGGGTAAACTACAGACATAGCATTTGCAGAAAATGGTACTTGAGCTGCTCCACTTGATAGATTAATAGAACAAGGGCTTTTTACACTTAATGTGTTGCCAGAAATAGTTGCAAACTTAAACTTAGTTGCAAACCCATTTGCATCTTTCATTACAAGGTGCTGTTTAGCGGGAGTACCAAATAGACCACGTTCTACATTTAAAAATCTGCCAGTAAATGTTTGCTGCACATTTGTAGTTTTATTAATACTATAAAAGTAACTTGTAGCATCTGTAAGGTCATTTGCACTTGTAGCTGCTATAGTATATGGAGGAGTTGAAGGATTATCTAAATTAGTATAAACTACTTCTTTGTCTCCCGTTGAAATGATTTCTCCTTCAATAATTGCATAGCTATTGTGATCAGCTGGCATAGTATAAAATTGATCATTAAAATCTTGTCTATTAATTAAATAATAATTTTGTGAAAGAGTTAAAATATCATTTGCTAAATAATTATACGGGCAAACATCATCGGATTCTTGTGACCAAACTGGGGTTGGAGCTACGTTAAATACGCTTGTAATATTAGAAGTATTGGATAGGGTTGTTGGAGAAGCTTTAATTTGAGGTGCTCTGTACTTCATAACAAGCTTACCAATTTTTGTTTTAATGCTTTCTGTATATGTGTCAACAATAATGCTGCTATCATCTATAGGGTATAAAGAATTATTGTTTGTAATAATTTGATTTAAATTAGAAAACCTTAAAACACCATATTCATCAACATACGAGCCTATTTGATAAGCCATAAATGCTTCTCTTAAAATATCATAAACCGTTTTACTTGCTGAATCTGCAAAGAAATAATTAACATGTAATGCTTGGTTATTATCTTTTAAAACACTATAAAGCTCATCATAGTTATAATCTGTAAATCCAGAAAAATCCATAATGTTTGTAAATATATTAACAAGGCTTTGTGATTTAGAAACATAATCTACAACTGGAACGGTTTGCAAAAATTTAACAATGTCAAATAGGTTAACTTTAGTTGTTTTGATATCTACGTTTTCCCACGTATCAGTATAGAAAACGCCACCTGGGATTATTCTGTTTACGACATTTGTTTCTGTTTTAAGATAATCACTAGGAATATAATAATTGATATAAAACTTAACATTTCTTACAAGCATATTTCTAAGTGGAGATACAAAAGTTTTATCATCATTTGCTATTGTTGAAAAGATTGAGAATGGAGCGTTGTTGGGTCCAGCAATTGGTATATTGCTTAAATTAATTGTTGCGGAGTTTGCTGATACTGAAGATAAAGGAAGTGGTGTTGACTTGTTATCAAGCTCTTTAATTACATCCAAATTTTCAACAAAGCTTGAAAGGTCAAGCTCAAGTCTTGGAGAAATCTCAATAACCTGAAGTCTTTTAAACTCGGACAAAACTGTGTCTTTATTAGATCTGTTATACGACATGCTATTATATCCGCTAATAACGGTTGCAGACAATTGAGTAAATACAATCTTGCTAATCTTTTGTGATTTAGTAATCTTGCCATCTGAGCCAATCGTTGGCACAGCACTTGAAGATTCTGACCAAGCCCACTTGTTAGTTGACCATACAGAGTTGCCTTGATAATAAAGAATACAGATTCCAGCATCTGAAATATTGTTTGGAGTGATATTGATTGGCGGGAGAACCGTTGATCCATTAGATAGTTGCAATGTTCCTGTAGGCTTAGATTGGCTTACATTAAACTTTAGTACAATCTTGTTGATATCTAATACCTGCTCGTATACAGCTCCTATTGAAGTTGCCCCGTTTGTTTTTTCAGAAACAAAATACTTATACTTTGAAAATGGCGATATGTTTCCATTCTTGTAAAGAGGATTAGAGTTTGCTGAAAACAAAGTTGCTGGTGAATATGTTGCTGGACTAACTGGCATAGTCTTATTCCAGGAAGTGTTGTATGTGCTTACAGTTCTTGATGGGAAAGAAATGTTAGTATTGCCTGGAGACACATAGCTCTCGCCTGGTCTAAAGTAAGTAAATGGGCTTTTTGTATCCCAAAGGTTTCCGTATGTGTAATCAAAAAATGTAATTTGATACACAGCAATGTTACAAACTTCAATACCCCATACGCCTGTTTGGTTTAAGGTTGTATTAACAAAATCAATAGTTAGATCTAAATGATCATAAGAAGGGTATGAGCCATTTGGGTTTACGCCTACAACAAGTTCAACCTTTTGCCAATCAAAGTTATCTACCTTATTAAAGGTACTGCCGTATGCTTGTGAATAATCATTACTTACTTGAGTAGACAAATTAATAATATTGCTATCTAATGATCTTACATAAAAAACAATCTTATATGAATTTGGACCAGAAGGTAGCTGTGTTAACGGGAGCTTTGCAACACCTTCAAAATTTTCTCGTGTATAGATATTTGTTGCATTAATTGTAAATTTTGTAGAGTTCAAGCCATTGATAGCTGTTGATGCTTTGCCATTTTGACCTGAAGTAATTACTGAGTTAGAAGAACTCCAAGAGCTTTGGTTATTATATTTATTATCTCCTGTACCAGAGAACGTTGCAAATGGAGCATACAAAACGTTATAATTCCATTCGGCTGAAACCAAAGGAAGTAATTGTGTTGCGGGTTTTTTAAAATAATTTTGTACATTTGTGCTAGCACTTAGCATTTTAAATCTCCGTAAATTCTATATCTAAGTTTACTAAGTCATATCCCGTGCTTGCAGTTCCTGTAGTACGATATCTTCTTTTAACAATGTCATATGTAAAAGTAGTCATAAAAGCATTGTATACTGAATAGGAACCATCTGTGCTATTAGAATCTTTATATGTAGTTTTATCTGGGGCTACTCCCAATGCTGGTATCTGTTCTTGTGCATGCATAATCTTTATCCATACTGGGTAAAAGTTATTACCTTCATAGAAAGCTTTAATCCATGCTGCTGCATGTGCGTAACCACTATCTCCCAGCCCCTGGTCTTTAAAGTTAGGCAGGTAATCTACTAGGTTTTGATCCAATGTAGGGAAGTCTTTCCATGAGGTTTTAATCTTAAACTTTCTAGCAACCACATATTTTCTCAAAGTACCATTTGCCATACGTTGCGAATTTTCCACAAGCTCATAGTTAATGCTAATAGGTTCTCTATTATGATCGCTTAATCTATACCATACCATTTGGGCAGGATCACTTGTTGCTAACCCACCTGAAGTGTAACCTAAAGAGACTTGGACCCCTGTTGGGATTGGACCTATCATTATATGCTAATCCTCCTGTTAGTCTCTACCATGCGTTGTGTACGTTGAATTTGGGCGGTTACGAGATCCGCAATACCTTGTGCTTCTTCATTATTTACAGTAACATTAATATTATATGTACTACCACCCATTGTACCACTAGATGGGGCAGTAAATGAATTTTGAGCAGCAACTGGGAACTTAGGATTAAATGTTCCTTGATTAATTGAATTCATAAATCCTACGCCATACTTAGCAACAGATGCTGCACGAGTTACATATTCACCATTTGAAAGCATTGCTGGAATTGAATCTGAGGTCCAAGAACCTGCACCCATTACGCTTCCACCGCCTGCATATGTAATTACACTATTTCCATCTGTGCTGCCAACTGGTGATGCAAACCACTGACCTGCTGGTGTTTTTAAATTATTTGGAGCAAATACTAAACCGCTATCCAAATATATATAACCAGTTTTTGGATCTTTGTACATACCAGGAACTGAAGGTCTTCCTGCAAAAGCTGGCAAACTTTGACCTGGTTTGTATGATGGATTATGAATTGCTTTTAATTTACCTGCAGGATCATTTGGAATATTTTGTGCAGCTTCTGGTGAAACTGGATTTCCGTGTGAATCTTTATACTGAGGTATTCCTGCAGGATTATATCCTTTTTCTCCTGGTTTTGGATAATAAGGTTTAATTCCTCCTGATCCTCCGCCTGCTACTCACGTAACGTTACCACCACCTACTGCTGGTCCTTTAGTAATTGCATCTGAAAGGTTTTGGATTTTTGTTCCAAGTGTTGTTATTGAGCTAGATAATCCTGACGCTGCTTCTTGTAACGTTGCTATTTGTGATCCGTAAGCATCTGATTGTTCTTGTAAAGAATTTGTTTTACCTTGATTTGCAAAATCAACTGAATTAGCAATTTGTTCTTGTTGTAATTGTGATGCTTTTAGAAAATCTCCGCTTGCTTGAGCCATTCGTATTTGATTACTAATATCAGATTGAGAAAGTCTATACTGTTCTTGTCTTTGTATTTCTGAAGTAATGTCACGTTGTGTTTTTAACTCAGCATCTATTACTTTCTTTTTCTTTTCTAAAGCTTTAATCTGAGCATTAGTGTTGTCAAGTTGACCTTGTGTGGCTGTTTGTTGGGCTTTTAATGGAGCAGTTGCTTTATTAATTTTAGCAAACATATCATCAATTTGCTTGTTAATTGTTTTCATATCTCCTGGTCCACCAGAAACATCTACAACAGCACCAGACTTATAGAGGGTAAGAATTTTAACAATATCTGCTAGTTTATATCCCATAGCAGCAAGTTTTGCCACAAGTGTTTCATCAGCAACGCTATGTAAACCAGCTGCAAATTCTGCAATAGCTGGTCCAGAATTTTGTGCAGAATTTTGAATGCCTTTAATAATAGTGTTGAATGTATCTAAACTTGTTGTATTTTCAGCAGATGCAGTAATTTGACCAATAACGTCTCTAAGGTTTCCTTTTGTTGCAGCCTCATTAAGTGATTGAACAATACCATCAATCTGAGATTTAACAGGGTTTACTGTTCCAATTAATGAAGTTTTTCCTGATGCTGCTAATATAAGATTAACAAATTCTTTTGCTTTTGATGGATCTAAATTTCCAATTGCTACCTGCATATTTACAAATTCTTGTGCAAGTTTTGAAGCAGCTCCAGAATCTGAAGTTTCTTTAATATTTTTAACTACAAGGGTTAATGGGTTATCTGCAGGTAGACCCTTAATCATGCTAAGGAATTTATCAAGTTGTGCATTAACTGCTTGATATTGTGTAGATAGCCCAGCTATTGGTTTAAATAATCCAGACTCTTGATACTGTATATCTTTAATATGATTTGCAACATCTACAGCAGTTTTGCCATAAAATTGTGCTGCAGCAGATGATGCAGTCCATGTAGCCTTAGACATTGCCTCATGTTCTTTTTCTATCTTCATTAGATGTTGGATGCCAGTTACTGCAAATCCCGCCAAAGCTGCACCAGCAATAAGTTCTGGGTTTCCAGTCATAGCCATAGTTGATCCCCATGACATAGCAGAAGAAAGTTCCCCACCAACGCCTGGGATTTTTTTAACTGCTGGACCTGCCATTTGTGCAACCATCATTGCACCAAAACCTAATCCTGCACCTTTACCTGCACCTAATTTAAATACTTTAGATCTTAAACCAGTTGCTGCAGTTTCGCCCAAACCAGTTGCTGCTGCCATTACGCTTGCTTCTGATTGTTCAATTCCTTGTGCAAAACCCATACCAAACATGCGACCAATCCAAAGTGTAATCTTGGATGGTGATGCTGTTTGTGTTGTTGCCTTTAATACTTTAATAGAATTATTTGCTAATGCTCTTACTCCAGCTAATGCCATAGGCATATGACTTTTTACGCCAAATGCAAATCCTTGTGCTGAAGCCCCACCCGTAAGTTCTGCTTCTTTTTCAATAATTGCTCTTTGTGCTTTTAATTCTTTTTGTATAGCGGTAAGATTAGATTTTGATCCAATGTCTGTTAAGCTATGGTATGCGGATGGCATAGGAATTAAGCCACGTGCTTCTGCTGTTTTTGGATCCATTCTTGAAGTCATAATTCCTTCTGCAAGCAAAGCATTTGTATAAGATTTTGCAGGCTTTAAAGATCCAGACATTACATCAGCACGAATGCTTTGTAACACTTTAGTATAAATAGTCATTCCCAATTCTTCAATAGGTTGATTGCCTAATTTAATTCCTTCTGCAGCTTTTTCTATTTGTACAATAGCTTGTGGGCTTCCCGCTTGCTTAATCATTGCATCTCTTGCTTCATTAACTTTTTGAGCAAACATTTTCTTTTGTTCTGGGTTAGAATTTCCTTCTCCAGTAAAATCTTGTAAAGGAGAATTTTCTGCATGTATTCCTGCTTTTAAGTTTGAAAGTTCCCAAACTTTTCTAAGATCTGTTGTCCAAGTTGCTTTATTTACATGCATTATGTCTGCTTGTGTTGCATTCTTATATTGTGACCCAGAAAGCTCAATACCAATTTGTTTAATTTCTGCTAAAACGGTGTCAATATTTTTTATTCCATTAACCCACTCTTCACCCATTACTGCTTGAGAACCATACGCTAGTGCTTCTGGTCTACCATGTTCTCTACCTTCTTTTCCTGGTTTACCTCCAAAATAAGTAGGTTTCCAGTTACCTACAGCATAATGCGGTAGGTTGTTATTCATCATAGCATTAATAAATGGAAGATTCTTCTTTGTTGTTTCTGCATCAATTACTGCCTCACCTGGGGCAAGCATAGCAGGATATGTGTCAACTTTTCCGCTACCCGATCCTGGAACAAATCCGTTTGCAAATCCTGGCAAAGGCATTTGCTTATAACGACCTGCTGCAGCAATAATTGTTGGAGCAATTCCTGTACCTGCTCCTAATGCTGATACCATTCCTTCAATAGATATTGTTAATTCTTTAATAGCTTTTTCTAACAAACCAACTGAGCTAACATTTGACAAAATGTCATCATTAAAAAGTTGAGAAGCATTTTGTGCTGCAATAATCTCTGGAGTAAGAAGTTGACCTAATGTTTTTCCACCTGTAGCAAGTTGTTTAATGTTAAATGCTGTACGCATAATGTAACCTGCAAAGTTACCAATTAAACCAGTTAACATAATTACTGGTCCCGCCAAAGCAGTTACAACAGCCAAGATGCCTAAGAATGATTTTAGTGGTCCTGGCAAACTGTTAAATGCTTTAGCAACATGATTACCAAAATCAAGAAGTTTAGTTCCAACTTCCATAATCTTTTCGCCTACTGGAATAAGGTTTGCTTTAAATGTTTCAATGGCTCTTTGATATCTTCCAGTTACTGATTCAGTAGCAGTTTTCATTTCGTTTGCTGCAACTCCAGCAAGCTGTTGACTATTAGCATTCATTAATTCAAATGCAGTTTTTGTTTGGCTATTTGTTGCACCCAAGTTTGTAATAAGTGCTTGAATTCTTGCTTCTTG